AAATACACTACCCGAAAATTGGTTATACATACCGTCTAAAATAACAGATAACCCATTTATACCAGCTGACTATTTAGAATCGCTTAAATCAATGCCAAGATATGAATACGAGGTGTTTGTTGAGGGTAATTGGGATTTACAGGAACGTACAGGTGCAGAGTTTTACAAATACTTTGTTTTAGATAAGCACGTTTCATCTACTACCCACTATGAGCCATCACTACCATTGCACATTAGTTGGGATGAGAACGTTAACCCTTATTTACCTTGTGGTGTATTCCAAATACAAGGTAAACAAATACGAATGATTGATGAAATACTTGGTATTAATCCTAAAAATACTATTCGAGATGTGTGTAATGAGTTTAAATTTAGATACCCACATCATAACGCTGGTTTATTCATTTATGGAGATGCTACATCACAAAAAGAAGATGTAAAGCAAGAGAAAGGACACAACTTTTTTAAATTGATACAAATACAATTAGAAAGCTATAAACCTATAATGAGATTAGCTAAATCCAATCCATCTATTGTTATGAGAGGAAATTTCATTAATACAATTCTTTTTAGTAACTTTGGCGATATTGAAATACTGATTAGTGATAAATGTAAAACAGCAATTCAAGACTTTACAAACACTAAAGAAGCAGCGGACGGTACAAAGGATAAAACAAAGGTAAAAGATGCTAAAAGTGGCGTTTCTTATCAAATGTATGGGCATTTAAGCGATTTAACAGATTACATTATTTGTGAAGCGTTTAAAACTGATTATCAAAATTACCAACGTGGAGATGTAACTCAATTTGTACGAAAAATAGGTCAAGCACCAATATCAATAAATAGATTATGAAAGTAAAATCACACAAAGAAATAATAGATGGACATAATTGTATAACGTTCTTTATTGAAGATGTTAGTACAAATTCTTTGATCCACTCAGATACTTTTATCATTAACCGTAAAACTCGTATCAAAGAGTTAAAGTATAACTTTGTTAGCTATGTGCAGGATATGGCTAAAATGGAGAAGGCGTTATTGACTGCTGAAATTCACAAGTTAGAAGAAAATAAAAAAGTGTTACAATTGTAATTAACATAACTATTTTAATTATAAATTTACACAATGGCAAGATTATTAAGAGATTTAGATTATTTGAGAGTTATCCAAAGTGATAACTTATCTCAGATAATAGAAGCTAATTCACAGATACAAAAGGACACCGAACAGGCTGCACAAGCTGAAATGATTGGGTACTTAAGCCAACGTTACAAAACAAATACGATATTTTCAGATACTAAAACTTTTTCAAGTTCTGCTGTTTATTCAGCTAAACAACTTGTTGAGTTTACCGCTTCTGCTTTCTCTGCATCATCTACTTATACAACAGGGCAGTATGTATTGCAAGGCGGTTACATTTATAAATCTATTGCAGGTTCTGTTCCTCACGCTTTTAATAGCTCTGAATGGACGCAAATCTGCTTAGATAAAACATTATACTATTTAACATTACCACACGAAGAATATTTGTCAACAACTACTTATAGTGTTGGCGATCAGGTGTGGTATGAGAATAAAGTTTACACCGCAACTGTAAACATTAAAGGAATTGATCCGAGTTACTCCGCTTATTGGGGTACTGGAACGACTTATAGTGTAACTGGTACTTATCCTGATGATACTACAAAATGGACTTTAGGAGATAACCGTAATGCTTTAATCGTTCAGTATTTATTAGATATTACTTTGTATCACTTACATAGTAGGATAAACCCTCGTAACATTCCCGACTTAAGAAAGGAACGTTATAACGGTAATGATCCAATGGATAGAGGTGGCGCTATTGGATGGCTTAAAGCAGTTGCTAGTGGTTCAATAAATGCCGATTTACCTACAATAGATCCAACACAAGGACTTTCTATTCGTTGGGGAAATGCTAATGGTAGCACAACACGTTCATCAAATATGTATTGGTAATGGGATTTTTAGATTATTTTAAAAAAGCACAAGATGTAAGTGTTAACCGACCTCAACAGGCGGATATTCGTAAAAGAATTACAACACCTACTCAATTATATAGAAGTAGACAAGGAATAGCTGAATTAAAAGTAGCTATTACCAATGCTGAAAGTTTAGTTGCGCCACAAAGAGCGTTACTATATAAAGTATATCAAAATATTGTCTTAGATGCGCATTTAACCGCTGCAATTAACCAACGTAAGAACCTAACAATGTGTTTAGATTACGATGTTGTTGATAAGGAAGGCAATGAAAACGAAGAACTTGAAAATATTATTGAACAAAAATGGTTTAGAGATTTTATTGATTTCTCTTTAGATTCTATATTTTGGGGCTATTCATTAATTCAATTTGATTCTATTATTGAAGATTCTTTTAAGAATGTTGAATTAGTACCTAGAGAATACGTTAAACCTGAGTTTCATATAGTTACTAATACCTATGCTGATTTAACAGGTACTGATTATTTAGAAGCCCCATTTAGAAATTGGTGTATTGGTGTTGGTAAACCTAAAGATTTAGGATTGCTAATGAAGGCAGCGCCATTAATCATTTGGAAAACTAATGCTATGGGAGCGTGGTCTGAATATATTGAAGTATTTGGTACACCTATAAGAATTGGTAAAACAGATGTTAGAGATAAGGAAACAGCTGATAATATGGAGAATATGCTTCGTAATATGGGCGTGGCTGCTTATGGTATGTTTGACACAGGCGATTTAATTGAATTGGTTGAAAGCAATAAATCAGATGCTTACAATGTATTTAATGAAATGATAGGACGTTGTAACTCTGAGATAAGCAAACTTATTTTAGGGCAAACAGGTACAATGGATGAAAAATCTTTTGTTGGTTCTGCTGAAGTTCAAGAGCGTGTTTTAGAAAAAGTAGGTTACAATGATGAAATATTTATTGAAAACGTTTTAAATACACAGTTAGTTCCAATGCTTACACGTTTAGGTATTTGGAAGGAAGGATTTAAAATTAAAGTTGCAAAAGACCAAGAGTTTACATTAGATCAAAAATCAAAGTTTGAAATTGAACTATTAAAAACAGGTAAATATAAATTCACCCCTGAGTACTTACTTGAGAACTATGGCAGTGAGGTTATAGAAGTTGCAACACCCGAAACAACAAGCGTAAAGGCTGTTAAAAATTCATTAGAGCGTTATTACAAATAATGTGTAAATTCTGTGACATAGTAAATGTAGATAAGATTCACTTGTTTACAGAAGATGAAATTGATGCCTATTTATATGGCATTTTTACAGGTCGTATTTCAATAAATACATTAGATGTTGCAAGTTATACGAAAGTAGCTGAGAAGCTAACTAATGGTGTATTTAATGGCTTTGGTAAATCACTTGCTGATGTAGATTACGATACACCAGATTATAAAATGTTAGCCGATTTAAGAGAAAACGTTTATATTTTTTCGGGTGCTAAACAATACCAACAAGTTAGAGATTTGAGTAGTTTATTAACCGATGCAAATGGTGTTAAACCGTTTAATGTGTTCAAAAAAGAAGCTACTGCAACGTTTAAAGATTATAACGTTAATTACTTACAAACAGAATACAATAGCGCCATTGCTCAAAGCCGTTCCGCTTCAATGTGGATGGAAATTGAAAGTTTAAAAAAAGAATTTCCACAATTACAATATGATACCGTCGGAGATGGTAGAGTACGACCTCAACACGCTAGATTAGATGGTATTATACGACCTGTTAGTGATCCATTTTGGAATAAATATTTCCCACCAAACGATTGGAATTGTAGATGTTCTGTAATTCAAACAGTAGGTGGTGTTGAAACTCCAAAAGAGAATATACCCAAATTTGATAAAAAAGAAGTTCCCGAAATATTTAGATTTAACGCTGGTAAAGAGCGTATTGTTTATAGTGAAAAGCACCCATACTTTAGAATAGAACCTAAAGATATTGAATTGGCTAAACGTAACTTTGATTTACCTTTACCTAGATGATAAACAACTTAATAAATAAAGGAAACGTAAACGAACAGCTAATGTACTCACATGGGTATTTTAGTCATTTTTTACTACCTAAAGATGGTAAATTTTATTGCACTCTTTTTTTTATCTATTATAATTAGTTATATTTGCATTAATGAAAACTCAAGATTTACGACCTAAAGATGGCAAAGATGGAATTGACGGCAAAGATGGTAAGGACGGCATTGACGGAGTTAATGGACTTAACGGTAAGGACGGAAAAGATGGACTTAACGGAAAAGACGGCAAAGATGGAATCAATGGTAAGGATGGAATCGATGGTAAGGATGGCAAAGATGGAAAAGAAGGTAAACAAGGCTTAACTGGTCTTACAGGTTTAAACGGTAAGGACGGTAAAGATGGTTTAAACGGTATTGATGGCAAAGATGGTAAGCAAGGTAAAAGAGGTTTATCAGCTTATGAAGTAGCAGTAAAAAACGGTTTCAAAGGAGATGAAGAACGTTGGTTAAGAAGCCTAAA